TTACGGCGCAGCAGGCAGTCAAAACTCCCGGCAATCTGCCGTTCAACATCCGCCAGCCTGTATTCACATGCAATGGCCTCATAGGTCTTCCATACGGAATGCTCCAGTAACGGTTCAACCCATTCGGCATATTCCTCTGGCCATTCGCCCGGATCACCAGTCGTCAAAAAATTCTCCAGCGCCTTGTGTACCGCCTTCCCGCGGGGTTCCCAGATGTGCTTCGTCTCCATGATGCGCTTCATCGCCCACGCATCCTTCGTGCCCTTGCAGACTTGCGTCACGGAATGATTCAGCCACTGCCCCGTCGGTTCCCAGCAGTAGCGGTGTGCTTCCTCGTTGAACAGGATCGGGAGTGGCTGTAGCCACTTGGAAGTCTCTGGGGCTGACGACTTCGACGCGCTCTGTTGCTGTGGGCTCATCTCTGAGAAGGTTGCGGTAAGGACGGGGTGTGAAGCCAGGAATGCGCTTGGCGTCTTCCATTGTGATGACCCAGCCCCGTGATGGCACGTCTAGATCCTGCAGCGTCCAATGCCCTGCAGCAATGCCACGGCGCAGCAGCGTGATGACCTCTGCGGTATCAAATGCTTTTTTCATTTCGATTCATTTGTTCGTGCAAAATCCGCCTAATTACTGCCGCGCTTGATTCGCAAGGTAACCGTTGCTTTTCAAGCCAGTCACGCATTTCTGCGGGTAGCACAACATTCAGGCGAGGAAGCTTTGAGGGCATGTCAAACCAAAGAAAGTTGCTGATGATGGGCGTGCGTTTTGGCTCCCGCAGGCGCGGAAAGAATAGAAATTGCCATAAAAGAATCTCGACGCCATGGAGTGTTACCTAAAATAATATAGGGATCTTTGAAGTTATTTATAGCGACAAATGGATCTACACCCTTTCTGATTGCCTCAAATAAATCCCACTGGACCAACTGCTTGTCAAATCTGTTTTTGAATTGAGAACTTCTGCCGGTTACATAGATTTTGTAGTCTGGAAAAAACAGGCCTTTTTCAAGCATTATTTGTCGATACTCCTGCTCCCTTTCGGTCAAGGGTTTTTGTCTAAAACGCAAAGAGCCGCGCTCAGGAATTAGTAAACCTATCGACTGCTTGAGTTCATTCAACTCTGATTCGTAGCGGTAAAGAGAGAGGATTTTTCTATGAACGGCAATCCGCTCTTGATGCCTAAGTTGACCATCAATGCTTACTAACTTTCCAAACTCAAAACTTTCTGAGCGCGTGTCGTTCGGCGATTTCTCCCCCACAAATGAAAACTGATGCCATCTTCTGACACCTGTTTCTCTGCCGGGCTGGAAAGGTAGGCACACACGAATAAATGAATCGCTTGGCGGATGAAAGGCAATTGTGCAAATGTGAGCTTTTTTGCGTTTGCCTTCTATAATTCTCGCCTGGGCGATGCAAATGCAATTATCAAAACTCTGCATTGATCTTGCTTGTTAAGTAATCACCGTGGCAACGCTGTGGGTAGCACCAGCAGCCAAGAACTTTCCCTTTTAATTCGTCAAGTCGGTTTTGAAGACTGAATTTGCGTGGAAAGAAGATCTCATAAGAATCGCAGACAGTATCCCTGTCGCCGTCGGCAGGCATTTCAAAAGGATTGCCCCAGTCACTATTGCGATCAATGCGAGCGAATCGTCCGGTGGTCTTTGCCCAATGAATCAAGGCGCGGTCAGTTTCTTGGTGCATATTCGCCACTACCGTTCCGCCGTTTTCAACTATTGAACGCCGATCCAGTTCAGACTCGGACCATTCATATTCAGGCCGAACCTGTTCAACAGCGCGAGTGACAATGGTTTCACTGAGCCTGCCGCCGTTTTCCTCTTTCGCTATTTCTTGAGCCCTGCCAAATGCAGCAACAAGAGTCTCGTCGTCGTTTTTGACGGAAACCAAGGGGCGGAGGTGTGTTTCGGGTAGTTCAGGCGTATTAGGCCCGATCGGGCCTAACTCTTTCAGCTTTGCCTCTACTTGCGCTGCGTTGAGTTGCTTGCGGATGGTTCGCTCGTGCAGCTCAGGGAACTCCTCCATGCAGCAGGCGGTGAAGCTGCGGTAGCCAAGTGCTTTCCAGCCCTTACGGCGGTCTAGGTCGTAAATGCGAGCGCGGACGGTGTTGATGCCTCGCTTGATGTCATCGACTGCCTGGCGAGCCTCCTGCTCGTTCATTTCAGGCGCTGTCGTCAGCGTTGATGTCATGGTTGATTCCATTGCGGTGCCACCGTAGCACCCTTTAGATCTCACGCCACAACCGTTCGCGCTCGCCCTTGTCACGTTCTGCCGGCCCCAGCGGATGAATCACGTATCGGGCAGCTAGCGGGCTCTTGGGGTCATCAGCGCCCACATTCGGGCAGAAGGTCAGGTACAGGCCCTGATCGTCGTACTTCCCTATCGGGTGCCCATAACAGGCATCAGGCGGGGCTGTGCGGGTCGTCGTGACGCTGTAGCTGACCTGCTTGGTCTTGGTGTCGGCCACCTGCCAGACGTATTTGCCCTTGGCCTCTGGTGAATACAGTTTCATGGTGATCAGTCGTTTTCAACCCAGCAGCCCAGGTCGGCGCTCCATTGACGCCCGGCAGCCTGTGCCTTGTGTTCCTCAAGCCATATTTCGTAACGGCCATCACGGATCCAACGGAAGGCGTCAGGCAGCGGCGAACAAAAGTCGCCTGATTTCATCTTGACCTTTTGATCATTGATGTTCCGTTCAAGCGCAGACAACAAGCGCTCGGCACCATGGCCACCCTTTGCCACCTTCCATTCCTCATACGCCCTTGGCTTGCTCTGATTGCTGGCGCGAGAGGGAGACGACTGATACAGCTTCCACCAATCCTGAAACTCCGGGGCGTAATCAGTACGGTGCCGTTTTTCCACAGGTTTTCTTGCCTGCGGCACAACTAAAGAAGGGTCCTTCCTAGGGGTTCCCTCAGACTCCCTCCCGACACCATCCCCCAAGAAATTAATTAATGAAGAGGAAGAATTTTCAGGAGCAGGACAGCCAACAGCCTGCAAACCTGAATCTTCCGATTCGTCTGAAGGTTCCGGTGATGCAGGCGTAACTTTCACCTGCTCCGTTGAGAGGTTACTTGTGTTTCCCGCACCGACACGGTACGCGGGTAGCTTAGCCTCCCTGTCAACCCCTATTTCGATCAAGAATAGGCAAAACTGAGTCAGGGACAGCGTTCTTGGCTTGTGCCGAAGCACATCCTCGGCCACTTCATCCGGAAGACGTAGATCAATGCGTGTGGGCATCGGTTTTGAAAAGCCAGTCGTAGCAATGGGTTTGGGACGCAGTCCGGCAAATTGCGGAAATCTGCGGCAGATCACGGCAATCACCGGCAAATTCCGGAAATCTCCGGCAAATCGCGGAAATCTGCCGGTAAACCTTAGCCACCTTTTTGGGCCTGGCAAGTGCCCCCCGACACACTCCTAAAAGTCTTCCGATTTGCGTTTTCCACAGCTCACCCGTCTCGTTCGCGTCTCATCCTCGCCATTCTCTTCATTTCGGTTTATCCTTTCCTTACTTACTTTTTCCGCAAACTTGGCACGCTCAACCGCTGCCGAAATTAACTTCCGTGTTGACACGATTTACGGTCTTTTGACCGAAGGGCAATCGCGTGGCCAAATTCAGCAATTTGCCGCTAATCAGTGGAAAAATATTTCGGTGCGCCAAACGGATGAATACATCCAACGTGCTCGCATCCGTCTTGAACAGGACGCCGATATGGCACGCCCTGCTTGGCTCGCTGAAGCCCTAGGTCGCCTTCGTACCTACGAACAGTCCGCTTACAAGCGTGGGCAAACGCAGGTCGCCATCAATTCAATCCAGCTCCAAGCCAAGCTGATCGGCTTTGATCTATGAGCCTGCTGGCCAATGCACCTGGCGGCAACCTGCTGGAACCACCATCGTCACAGCAGACAGGGCCAAGCACCGTTGAGGCTTTAGCTCGCATCCGTGGCACCTTGCTGCCGCATCAGCTGGCCTTCTGCGATGACACGGATCACCGCAAACTGGCTTTGGTCTGCGGGTTTGGTGCTGGCAAGACGCACGGGCTGGTTGCCAAGGCTGTTCATATGGCAGCGCTCAATGTTGGTTACGTCAGCGCATTGTTTGAACCTGTCGCGCCAATGCTGCGTGACATTTTGCAGCGCACGATGGATGACTTATTAGAAGAGTGGCAAATACCTTTTGACTTCCGCGTCAGCCCGCTGCCGGAATACACGCTGCATTTTGCTGAGGGTAGTCACACGATCTTGCTGCGCACGATGGAGACGTGGAATCGCATCCGTGGGCAAAACCTCTGCGCTATTGGTTTTGATGAAGCGGACACTGCCAATAAGCGCGTAGCAGAGCAGGCCACACGTATGGCCCTTGCCCGTCTTCGTGCTGGCAATGTGCAGCAGTTCTACGCCGCCACCACGCCTGAAGGCTATGGCTGGGCGTTTGACACGTTTGACCGCAATGCTGGTGAGGATACGGCATTGATCCGTGCTCGCACCATGGATAATCCGTTTCTGCCCGATGGCTTTGTTGACAGCCTGATGGCGAATTACCCGCCGCAGCTAATTAAGTCGTATCTGGAAGGGCAGTGGGTCAACCTCAACACCGGCCAGGTGTATGACCGCTTCGATCGCAGTAAGCACGTTGTAGCCACCGTCGCTGATTTCAATAACGAACCATTACGCATTGGCGTTGACTTCAACGTTGGCAATATGTCCGCGGTGATTGGTGTACGCAGTGGCAACAGACTGACGATTGTTGATGAAGTCGTTGGCGCCCATGACACCGATTCGTTGGCGCAGGAAATCAAGCGCCGTTATCCGCACCACCGCGTTTACGTCTACCCTGACGCCTCAGGCGGCAATCGCTCCACAAACGCCACCAGAACTGATATTCAGATCTTGGAGTCCTACGGATTCAGTAATCAATCAGGGCGGTCAAATCCTGCCGTTCGTGATCGGGTGGCTGCTGTTCAGGCTTTGCTGGAGAATGGGAAGGGGGAGATCAGGATGAGCGTCGCCCAAGGCTGTAAGCGCTTGATTGAGTGCTTGGAGCTGCAGAGCTGGACGGAGAGGGGTGATCCTGACAAGGAAGCTGGCCATGACCATATGGTTGATGCACTGGGCTACGTGGTCTGGCGTGAATTCAACCCGCTGCAGGCGAACGCGGGTCGTGGCACGGGCATCAGACTGTATTGACAGAGTGGGCACCCATGGGGTATACTCATAGTACGGGAGCGATCCCGCCAGCCACACACATCAACCATGAACACTCAAACGCCTGTTGCAGACAGCCTTCGGGCCGTCATCGCAGCATCCAGAGAGCACGATCGCCGCATCATTGCTCTGCTTGAGCAGCACACGACCACGCTGAACAAAGAACTTCAGCAAATGAAATCGGATCTAAACGAATCCGCGTAGCTCATCAGCCCCTTCGGGGGCTTTTATTTGTGCCGCTACCGTTAAGCCGCAGCATTAACACCATGGCTAAGCACCTCTGGCACGACCTTCAAGGCGCCTTTGATTCCGCCAT